ATGCACCAAAACACACCAACAGAAAAAACCACTGAAAACCAGCAGTTACGCACCACTGGCGGCTATAAGAACCTTAACCGTTTCTCCGTGGCACCGATGCTGGATGGGATTTACTGTTCATAGATATCAATAAAATATGGATTTTCGGGGTGCTATTGGTGTCCTGACACCCCGGATTTATTCTGGTTTATTACTGCGTATTCAGGTGTGTGAATTCTTTTCTGGCTTTGGCTCTCTCTGATTCAATCCATTCTGCCAGGTCGCTAATGTGTACCATCCGGATCGATTTCTGGCTGGTGGTGTCCCGGTAAACCGGAAATGGCAGCTCACCTAAATTCGCTTTTTTATCTGCGTATGACTCGGTCATATTCAGAAATTTCTTTGCAACTACTGCCAGCGGGATCTGAGATGTTTCAAACTCCGCCATTAACAGAAATACAGTATTCATAGTCTTCTCTCCACACATCGCCGTATACGATTAGAAGTTCTTTAATAAATGCTGGTGGATTGCGACCACGTAATTCACCTGGTGTAATGCATCATCCAGTGCATTGTGTGCTTCACCAACAAACGGGAAATCTTTTTTCGGGTCGATGCCGGCATTGCGACCAAGTTCGACAATGGTGCGCACATCCCGGTCATTCCAGTGCCTCCAGAATGGATTTATCTCACAGTTTTCGTAAGCTGATCGCAGGATCACATTATCGAAATTACTTCCGTTACCCCATACCTGAACGCGTTCTTCACAGAACTCAAAGGCAAACGAATTAAGTCTGATCAGGGCAACAGGCAGATCAATCATTTTCATGGCGTTAGTAATTTCACCCCTGGCATTTTCACTTTTACCCAGCCACCACAGCACGGTGTCTGCGTCGATACTACCGCCGTATTTTTCGCTGCTGCGCAGGTCGATAATTTCATAAAAAAGTGCATCATCGGTTACACCGGAAACCATGTCGAACGGAACAGCAGCAATAGCCACGATAGCGGAATCAGGCTTATTACCCATAGTTTCAAGGTCAATCATCAGATGTTTGAATTTATTCACTATTACTATCCTCTTTTTAACTTAAGTCCGAATGGTTCAATGGATTTAATTATCTCCCTGAGTACAGTACCCCCAATTCCCGGTATTCTTAAGAGGCTTACTTCTGTTTCTTTCAGTAACAGCCCAGTTGTTACTACCCCTGCCTGTTTAAGGCAATTTTCAGCCCTTACACTGAGTCCAAGCTCAAGAAGCTGTGGAAATGAATCGCCTCTTGTTAGTGTTTCAAACCTTTCCATGAATAAACGATATGCTACAGGTGGATAAAATTGGTGGAGGATGATCAAATTTTCATCCGGTAAGACTGAATCCAGCATCGGCCAGTGGCCGCCGGGGTCTATTTCAAAGTCCCGTTTTTCGGTCGCCAGCATGACCAGATCGGCGTAGTGAACATCAACGGTCATTATCGGCGGCAGGCCGAAATTCTCACGGATAACCGCGTCAATGCGTTTTTCCACGGCCTTGTAGTCCGGCAGCATGGCTTTCAGCGGTGAGGGGATATCTTTGATATACGCCTCAGCAGCATCGTGCAGCAGAGCTTCCAGTGCGTATTCCGGCGGCACAATCTGGCTGACATATACAGAGTGCTGAGCCACGGAATAGAAACTTTCCAGTTGCCCGGCAAACCGGCATTCATTCGACAGGCCACGCGCGATATCTTCGATACAAATCTGATCCGGGGTGATATTGACGAAATCAATATGTTTTCCGGTATTGGTTGCTATATATGACATTTATCTCTCCACACAATTTAGGTAATAAAAAGCCATTATTTTTTAGTGTATATTTCTTTTTGTCAGAGTATCTTGTGCGGCTTTTGTTATTGCATTCGTTGTTGCTTCTTTGCCGGAAATATATTCACTGACTCTTTCTAAGAAATATTTTGTAAGAGGTTGTTCTTCATTAATATGAAGTTCATTCTGTACATCAACGTTAATAGTGGGTGGGGTACCTAATGCCACAGTAATAATCATTTTAACGCTTTGTTTTTTTTGTTCAGGCATGGGGGCCTCTATGTAATAAAGATTCTATATTTTATTAAACTAACTTATTCTCTGGTGTTGGCAGTAGAAATGCCGCCGGTTAAAGCGGCATAAAATAATTAAGCTTTGAATTTACCGATATAGGTTTGAATTTCGGTTTCTTCGAATTTATCAGCCAGCAGATCACGGAATTCCTGGGCGATTTGTTCTTCCAGTTTTTCCAGCTGAACAATACGCAGTACCAGCACAGGTACATCACCACCGGTCAGAACGCTGTAACGCAGTTTGATAGCACGTTCAGACAGTTCATCGTATGGTGTGCAGGTAAACTGAAATACAGCAGGCATGATGTCACGGCTTTTTGCTTCCACGCTTTCCATTACGGAGCGGCTGGCACCAAAATCACGGTCCTCATGATCTGCGGAGCGGCTTGCTTCAATGGTGATTTTGCGCACAGCATTGATTGCCTGCTTAATATCAATAACATTACCTTCTGCATCAAATGCCATCAGGTTATCGCGCCAGTCTTCCAGCCATTCCGCCAGTTCTTTCTGACCCTGACGGCGGCCGTTAACATTCAGCAGTGATGCAAAAGGCGATGTCTTTTTCAGTGATACAGTGGCTGTATTATCTGCATGCCCCGGATCACCGATGGTACCGATATTAAAGATAGTTTTTGCCGCCATTTCATCAGCATCAATAAAACAGCTGACACCATCCTCAATACCGTGTTGCAGGGAATACTTCACAAAATCAGCGATACTGGTTGTATCCATTGCGCCACGGAAGCGATAGCGACCTTCCTGTAAGTGTTCCAGACTTTTAACATTGAAATCACCCGGTAAAATCACAGCAGGGCAGAGGGATTTTTCTACAGCATCCAGACTTAAGGCAGCAACAGCCATATTCTTAATCTGAGAAATAGCAGTTCCGTCTAAATTAGACATAAAAAGACTCCTGTTTAATTAAAAACATAAAAAGTAAATGGAATGGTTTATTTAAAAAAAGGAAATTACTTAACGGCTTTTAATTTCCCGTCGACACTTCCGTCAATACCAAATAATTGCCCCTGGTCTTCCGGAAGAATAGTCAGTTTCCCACCTTTACCAACCCACATTGGTGTTTCGGTTGTGTCCTCTTCGGATTTTTTACCGCGCTTAGTGGGTGTCACAAACTTTAATTTGTGAGAAACCTTTAAGCGGTCTTCATCAGCCTGAGTAAATTTCAGGATGATATGAACTTCCCCGGTACCACCATTTTTATTGGTGCCGAAAGCAACATCGTTTAGCGCAGCAGAAAGTTTGTTTTCAAACACACCGGCGTCTAACTCGGAGAGAAAGTCCGGTACACTGGTCATGCGGTTATTCTCGCTCATTGCGTTTTTCCTTTCGTTGTCTCTTCACACAAAGATAAGTCCACCAGCAGTCAGGCAAGGTATCTATCCGGCAGGACGATTTATGCCGGTGGACTTATGTTTGTAAAAAAATGGCGGCCGGCTGGTGGACTGCACCGTGGTATGCACGGCCGCTAATGGTATTGCATGGTTATTGTTATGGGGTCGTCTCTCTTCACAATATTCGTGCCCGGTTGTTTAACTACCTCGGGCGGCGGTAGTTTCCGTCGTTCCCCAACAAACAGAAATTGTGTATTCTTAAACTCCCCCAACAAACAAGCGGATATTTCGATGATTAGGTACGAAGAAAGGCAAATACCCAAAAAACCAGCTCCGGCGCAAAAACCTGATGGTCAAGTTCCAAGGAGGCCAGCTCCGGTGCCAAAACCACCGCAAAAATAATAAGGAATGATAATGAGCCGCTCAGATATGATTTTTAACATCACGTATTCCTATTATCTCAATGAGATGCAAAGCAGGTTTTCCGGCCGCATTGATAAGTTCATCTCAATTGTACTGTTTGTTCTCGGCGGCTCCGTTCTTGCATCATTGCTCAACGTTATTTTTGTTGGTTCTGTTGTATCCATCCTCTCTGCAATTCAGTTTTTCTATCAGTTTGGTAAGCAATCATCTGTTTCGGATGAGCGTGCTAAAAAGTATTTATCTCTCATGCATCACGAGTCACGCCTTACGGATGATGAGCTGCATAGCCAACTCGATGAGCTGCTTAAAACTGATACTCCTGTATTTGGTTTTTTGGAAAACCCCGCATATAAAAGGGCATCCATTAAACTTGATCTTGTCGATGAAACTAAGCTTTCTTGGGCAGAATCTATTTTTGCCTGGTTGGCTGGTGATTTGCCTAAGTAGCGTTTATCCCCCCACACTAATTGATACTCTTCACACAGTTATTCAGATATGCAGCCGTTACTGCGGTTGTACTGTTAAAGTACAGCGCTCTTCCCACTTGATGATATCTTCATCGATTCGACTGATAGTGCGTTCGTGGTCGCGGATCTCTCTGTCACGTTCTGCACGCAGAGATTGCAGCTTTTGAAGTGCCTGGGCTTTTTCGGTGATCCACGCTGCGACTTCGTCGACTGACAGGCTGGTGGTGATGATTGGTTCGGTTTGCATTAGATTCTCTCCTAAGTTTCGATAACATTAATGTATACCAATAGTAGACCATTGTAAATACAAAATGTAGACACAAATAGGAAGAAATCGTTAACTATATGTATTTTATAATTAAATTATATTTCCATAAACACGATTTGTTAACTTACTCACAAAGTTGGGGGGAGCGCGGGCAAAAAAAAGCCCTCACTGAGAGGGCTGTTGGTGGAGGGTTACTTGAATCGCAGGCTCTGCTTTAGGTCATTCATCCAGTTAATTGGGATATGCTCGTCGTGTTGCAATCTTCCGACAACTATTCCCGTGTGGATTCCTATCATTTTAGAAAACTGAGTGACGGCATCTCTGTTTCTAAGCTCTGGAAGGTATTTATTATACCTCTCTGGTATCAAATAATTTCCTGCCCATTCGTTAGCTTCTATCTCATGTTTGTCTTGAGATCTTGTAGCATTAGGGTCATCTAGGAAAATAGATTTTTTATCCTCTTTAGTATCCGAGTGAAGCAATATATGAGCTGCCTCATGGAAGAACGTGAACCAAAATTTATCGTTCGTTTTTCCATATAGTGAAAGTTGAATTAATGGCCTTGTGGGGCTTATCCACCTAGCGACGCCGCTGACGTGTGATCTCGGTATGGCTGGAACAAGAACGAGTACTACGCCAGATTCAAGCAATAACTTCCTCATGGCTGGCTCGAAAACCTCAGCCTTTTCGACAGTTAATCCACGTATTTCTTTTAGAGCTTTCTCGAATTTACTTTTATTGAACTTAGGTGCATTTATAGATTCAGACTCCTGCTCTCCGAGCCTTAACCATGACGATATGGCACCCACATCGCATTGCTCTTCTCTACTTCGCCTAAATGAAACTTGCATTTCACCATAGATATCGCGCCATTCATCAGGAGATGCCACGCCAAAAAACTTCAGACATGACACGACTATTTTTGATTTATGCTTAGCGATTACCCTTAATTTTTCTATAGCACCACAAGCCATCAACTCCCGAACAGGCACTTCATCGAGCCAAGGCTCCCACGAAGCATGTCTCTCAGCGGCTTCAATTCTAGATTTGTGGGCTTGGTAATTGGCTTCTCTGGACAACCAGAAATCCAAAGATCCACCTAATACGCGTTCCAATTTTTCTGCTGTATCTGTAGTAAGGGATGCCTTCCCATTTACCAGCAGGCTTAAATGCTTCTCGCTAAAACCCAGTCGTTTAGCTAGCTCGGATTGAGACCACCCGCGCTCTTCAGAAATATCAAGTATGGTTTCGCCAGGTGGGGAGACCCAGTCCGGCGCGAAACTTGCACTCAGATTAGTCATGATAATCCCCTATATATTCAATGCAAACAATGGTCACTTTGTCCCAATCGATAGCGCCATCTGGCGTAGTTGGGCATGGGTCATTGGATGGGCTAAAAACCAGTCTATAGCCTCCATGAAGACTAAGGGCAAACTGACCTGCTCGATCTCCTTTTAGAGGGTGAGGGTTTCCAGCAACCAAATCAGTAACTCTACTGGCAGATTCTAAATCACTTAGTCTTGTTCTTAATTTTCGAGCACATATGGGGCCTAATTTTTTTTCGGCTTCCTTTTTTTGCTCACAAATTTTTTGAATTTTGCTATTTTCAAATAAAATTTCCAAGACACCATTATCCTATCAATCTTTACCTGTTTGGTAAATTTTTTTATACCAGCAAAGATAAAATTAAGATTAAACCTCGCCCTAAAACGTGTCGTCAGGCCACTGTGACTTAACTACTTTCCCCACTATCTGGCAATTGCCATTGATGGGGATTAGCTCATAGCGTGGGTTTAGTGGTTCAAGATACTCAATACCACCATCTCGGATCAGTCGCTTAAACGTGAATTCGTCATTTAGCATGCGAGCCACGCAGAAATCGCCAAACTTAACATCCTCAGCAGGGTCAATCAGTATCAACATTCCCTCTGGGAAGCTTGGTCGCCCACCTTGTGGGGCTGTCATTGAGTGACCCTCTACCTCTAACCAGAATGCATGGTCGCTCGCTTTTTTTGCAGTAGGTATCCACGCCACTGCATCTTTTTCAGTGTACGAGTTGCCATTTTGAGTGAAAGCTCCAGCCTGAACCTTGGTGAAAAGCGGATATTTGTATACCGGCTCATGCTTGGCAATATTGTTCTCGCCCACGGTAATTGTACCATCGGGATTTATCACAGGATTAGTCACACCAACATAGTCGAGAATTCCTGCGATATCCTGAAGTGATGGCTCTCTTTTTCCTGTCATCCAATGACCAACAGCACCTTTAGAAACTGAAAAGTGCTCTGCTAAATCATCATAGGTTAAGCCCTTGTCACGCATAAGAGCTTTAGCCAAATCATACCATTTAGTTTTCATTCAAAAATTATACGTTATGTATACCTCAATGTAGACAGACAATCTGTATACTTCGCATTGATTGTTTATCTACTTTATGTATACTTAATCCGTAAACAATCAGGAGATACAGATGAATAATTTAAGTCGATATCGCAAAAAACTAGGATTAACTCAAGAAGATCTGGCTAAAGCTATTGGCTGTACTAAAGGAAATATTAGTCATTACGAAAATGGGCGCCGTAAAGCCGATCTTGATATGTGCAGAGGGCTGGTGGCTTTTTTTAACCGCAATGGCGTGCTTGTTACGGTAGATGATTTATTTCCTCCCAAAACTGAACAAGCAGTATAGCTGTGTCAGTGAAAGCAAATAACTACAACCCAATCTGAAGGTGAGTAGGCAATGAGAACATTAACGGTGCTTAATAAAAGTGAGAAGACATTCAGTTGCGTCAATTACGTCAGGAATACTGATGTCGTAGGCAAAACAGCCGGAGTCCATAATTTTGCGACCCTGCCGCCAAACAGCAAAGTATCTTTCTATGGCTGCGTTATATTTTTCCTGCTTTTTGCCGGAAAAATGAATGCTGAGAGCGTAAAAGTCAGGGTCGTTTCTGACATTAATATTTCCGGTCCTGTATTGCCTGAGGTTCTTTCTGAGCGTCAGTTCCATGGGGTCAGAAATAAGATTGAACTCCTTCCTTTTGTCCCGTTTTTTGGCGAGGTAATGACCAGCCCAGACACCGAGAGCGAAAGAAGTAATAGCCCAGCAAGCAGTCCAGACCAAAGTAATCAGGCGCGGGTTAGTGTTGAAAATCAGAACGAACTCACTCCAGAAGCTACTGAGCATTTCGAATTACTCCTTTGGTTGATGTTATTTCAGTTTCTGGTGCTGTTCCCGCTCGGGATTTATTTCAGCATGTGTATCAGTCCGAGAATATTAGCAAAGCGCAGACGCTGGATGAGGTTTCATCAATTAAAAGCAAACCGGTTTCACAGAAAAAATCCCGGCAAAATTTACCGGATGCCCCGCAAAACATTCTGTCAGTGGCTTTGGTTTTGACAATAAAACACAGGATAGCAGCAATGAAAAATAAATTACCGGAAGAAATTCGAATTGTGGATCTTAAACAACGGGTTTCTGACTTTGTGGAAAGTTGCCCGGGCGGTCATGAAGCCCTGGCGGCTATTCTGAATATCAGATTACCCGCGTTCCGTAATCGCCTTTACGAAAAAAACGGTACCGGTTATTTCACACTGGGACAGTTAGAAACACTGGAAGACCTGTCAGAAGAGAAATTTTTAGCTGATTACTTCAATGAGCGTATAGGCCGTGTTTCATACCAAAAGCCGGATGCCGGGGCTCTGGACAGTGTTGAGCTGCATGACCTGCGTATGAGGGTAGACCAGAGAAAGGCCGCTCTGAGCATGTGTATCGGGGAATCAATTTCGAATGACGGGTATATCGATGAAAAAGAAGCTATTGAGATTATCAGGAAACATAACCGGTGCATTGCCGCAGAAACTGAATACAGGCATTCGCTTATCGAAATTTACCGGAAGAAAGGGTGAAGCCGAAGGTATACGGCCTCCGGCTTCGGTCGCGCTATATCAATTTGTGTGAAGAGATAAACGCATGAGCAGATTAACTCATTCAGAACCAGAAAAGCAATTTAAATGCCTCGTCATTGGTAATGAACCGTTTCGTTATGTTGAAAGCATACCTGCTGGTGGCATAGCGGACAACTACCGGGAAGCACCGGAAATGGTAGAACGGGCAGAGCTGAAAGAATACTGGTCAAAATACTACTATCGCAGCGGAGATCAGGATGCCTAAAGAAACAGCTGACAATCTGGATCGGTATTACACCGACAGCCGCGGGCGGAAAGTTCACGTTATCCGGTACGACCGGGAGAACAGCCGGGTGATTTTCATGCGTGACGGTTATGAGCACCCGTGCTTTGAACCGCTGAAAATCTTTCAGGAACGGTATGCACGCTGTCCGGATGAGGTGAAACCATGAGCATGATTTTAACTGCACGGGCTTTGCAGATAAAAACAGGCAACCCGCTGCGAAAACTGGTACTGGTCAAACTGGCGGACAATGCCAACGACCAGGGGGAATCATGGCCGTCTGTGCCGTACATTGCTGAGCAGTGCGAAATGTCAGAGCGCTCAGTACAGAACCACATTAACGCTCTGGTGGAAATGGGGCTGGTTCGTATCGAATCCCGGAAATCGGCCAACGGTCTGAACCAGTCAAACATCTATCATCTGCGTCTGAATACCGCCGTTGTGAGTGGTGAATCTCCTGCACCATATGGTGCAAATCCTGCGGGGGTGAGTGGTGCAAATGGTTCCGGGACTGGTGCAGGAGATTCACCAGGTGGTGCAACTGGTTCCGGTAGTGGTGCAGGAGCTGCACCCAGAATCAGTAATGATCCAATCATAGATCCAGATAATAAAAATATTAATCCTGTTCGCGGAAAAGCGAAAAGCAAAACCGTGATGCCGGAAAACTTCGCCCCGTCACCGGAACACACTGAACGGGCAAAAACTGCCGGATTGGATGTTCAGGATGAGTTTGGCAAATTCAGGGACTACCACGCCAGCAAGGGCACCCAATACGCTGACTGGAACGCTGGGTTTAATTACTGGCTGAGACAGGCTGAAGGATTTAAACGCGCTGCGGACTCAAAGAACATCGACACCACCGAGTGCGATGAAGTCTTCAGAAAAATGTTCTCATCCTCCAACTGGAAGCCAGAAAACCGCGTGCAGGAACTGGTTTACAAGCATAAATCACATATTGGCCGGATGAATGAAATTGCCGGACGCGCAGCATTTCGCGGGTACTGGAAACAGGCCACAGAGCAGGCCGCAAAAGAACGGGAGGCAGCATGAACATGCGCTCAGAAAGCAAAGAGATTTACGGCGTGAGTGTGCTTCCGGTGCTGGCTGTCCTGCATCAAATCCGCCGGTGGTGGGTACTGCATGACCTGAAAGACCACTGGAACAGCCGCCATAAGGTAATCCGCATTTGCCACAGTCGTGGCTGGGATGACCTCATTCGGTCCCAAAATATCGAGCGGCAGTATTTCATGACCCGCGCCACAGCTAAATGCTACCAGCACAAGGGGGTTATCTGATGGATTACCAACTGATTGGCGGCCGCTGTGAACATGCCTTAAAAAACCTTCCGGATAACTCAGTGGATTCAATCGTAACCGATCCCCCGTATGGCATCGGGTTTATGTCGAATAAGTGGGATTATTCGGTGCCGACCGTTGAGCAGTGGGCGGAATGCCTGCGGGTATTAAAGCCGGGCGGACACTTACTGGCATTTGGCGGCAGCCGGACATATCACCGCCTGGTGGTAAACATCGAGGATGCTGGTTTTGAGATACGTGATCAAATTATGTGGATTTACGGCAGTGGCTTCCCGAAATCGAAAAACCTTGATGGTGAGCATAAGGGCAAAGGAACGGCATTAAAACCGGCCCATGAGCCCATTGTCATGGCGCGTAAACCGTTCAGCGGCACGATTCTGGATAATGTCACGGAGTTCGGAACCGGCGCCCTGAATATTGACCTGTGCCGTATACCGACAGAAGAAATGCTGGCTGGTGGTTCGGGCGGTTTACTGTCTGATGTTCGTGATGGTAAAGCACCAGCAGGGAATGAGTGGGCACAGAACAATGAGGGGCGCTGGCCTGCAAATGTGATTCATGACGGCAGCCACGAAGTGATAACTGCATTTCCTGATGCAAAAGGGCAGCAGGGAAAGGCCAAAAATGACTGCTCAGACAATGGCAACAGAGTGTACGGCGAACTTAAAAATGTAGTTTCAAACCCAGAGCCACGCATTGAATCTGCAACATCAGCGGCAAGGTTTTTTTACTGCGCAAAAGTTAGTAAATCAGATCGCGATGCAGGTATGGATCGGTTTGTTGCCGCCTCTGCTTCAGAAATGACCGGTGGCCGCGCAGAGGGCAGCGTTGGAATCAATAATCCGAGAGCCGGTGCCGGACGTACCAGTGGCGCCAAAAACACACATCCGACAGTGAAGCCTGTGGATTTAATGCGCTATCTCTGCCGTCTGGTAACGCCTGCAGGCGGGACTGTACTTGATCCGTTCATGGGGTCCGGTAGCACAGGAAAAGCGGCCATTGCGGAAGGGTTCCGGTTTATCGGGATTGAGATGGATCCTGACCATCTGGTTACAGCAGCGGCCCGCATTGGTCATGCAGTGAAGGAAATGGAGAAAACAGGGGAGGCTGCGTGATGATTCTTTATCTCAGAATCGCAACTGATATCCCGGCGGGTACTGCAATCACGACCCGCTACATCATGGACAAATACAAAGTGTCACGCAGTACAAGCCGGAACGCATTAGCTGTTCTGGCTCATATAGGCGCCGCTGAGGAAATAAGCCGTATCCACACAGAGGGTACTGCTTACTCGCTGTCACCTGACGCGGCAGATAAGGCACAGAGATACAGAAAGCTGGTGATCATCATGCGGGAAAACCCGAATGAGGTCCGGCGCAACAACGGCCCGATCCTGTCCAGTCCGGCAGATATGGCAGAACGGGGGTTTGTATCTGCGCATAACCGGTTGTTTATGGCGCTGGCGGCAAAGCGCCGGGAGATGAAACAGAGCTGCGGGGTGATGGCGTGAGCAAACTGATTAAAAAGACACAGAAACTAAAATCGTGCCCGTTTTGCGGATGTGCTGATATCACGATACACCGCCCCAGCAGCCACGGCCTGACATTGTACGGTGTTGCCTGTGACGTATGTGGGGTGCGGATGAAACGGTTTGATGAAGACGAGGCGATCGCAGCCTGGAACAGGAGACCGTCATGCACAGCGCAATAACTCTGACCCTCCCGTTCCCGCCGAGCATGAACACTTACTGGCGCTCCCCATCGCGGGGAGCCTTAAAAGGCCGGGTGCTGATCAGCGAAAACGGCCGCCGGTTCCGTCTGAATGTTATTGCTGACATCCTGGATCATTTTAACGGCCGGACACCGAAACCGGTCACCGGTGATATCAGCCTGAAGCTGTTGCTGTTCCCGCCATCGAATCACCGCCGGGATCTGGATAACTTCATCAAGGCGATACAGGACGCACTGACACATGCCGGTATCTGGAATGACGACAGCCAGGTAAAGCATCTTGATATTGAATGGGGTGAAAAAGTCGCTGGTGGTAAATCCGTGGTGACGATCAGCCCCTATGTAAAACGCGCAGTATACGGCTGCGCTTAATGAGTGGAGAGATAACGATGAGCAATCTGATTATTGTCGATGGTATTAATGTGCGCCGGGATATGGCCGGCCGCTATTGCCTGAATGATTTGCACCGGGCCGCTGGTGGAGAGGAAAGGCATAAACCACCTTACTGGCTGAGAAATGCACAGACAGAGCAACTTATTGCCGAGTTGCAAATCTGCGACTCGGGTACACAGCCGGTAAATGTGTTGCGTGGTGGCACCGAGCAGGGCACCTATGTGTGCAAAGAACTGGTTTATGCCTATGCGATGTGGATCAGCCCTTCATTCAATCTGAAAGTGATCCGCACGTTTGATGTGGTGGCCGGAACACAGCAGGCGATACAGCTGGCTGATAAGGTTCAGGCCGGAGCTATCCTGCTGGAGTCTATGGCGAAAACACTGAATCTGTCGAATTCGTCAAAGCTTGGCGGGTATCAGAAACTGCAAAAGATGGCCGGTCTTCCTGATCTGGCTCCGTCCTATACGATTGATGTACCGGCGGGCGCAGTGGATGGTTCCAGCAGACCGACAACATCTCTGACTACGCTGCTGAAAAATCACAATGCCGCATTGTCTGCGACCAGAGCATACAAACGTCTTGCTGAGCTGGGGATTGTGGAGCAGAAAGCCCGGCCCGGATCCAGAGGTACACAGCGCCTGTTCTGGTCGATAACGACGCGTGGACTGGCATATGGTAAAAACATGACATCCCCGGCAAATCCGCGGGAAACGCAGCCGCATTTCTTTGAGAGCAAATCAGCGGAACTGTTGGCACTGATGATGACTCCGGCGGTGGCCTGATGAATTACCTGTTAACCGGCTTTGTCCAGAAAGATGCCCGGATACTGATGTTTAATCCGGGTGCGGAGATCGGTAATTTCCGGAACGGCACCCGTTATGTTGTGAGCGTGGCGCCGCAGTGCATGAATGGTATTCCGTCCGGTCGTGTTCCGGCAGATGCGCAGCCGCTGCTGACAGATGAGCGGGTGCTTCGTTTCCTGGATAATCCCGCCGTGATAAAAGCCGCCGGCGGACTATCCGGATCCCGTCACTACGTTAAATCAGTTGGCTACTGCCAGATTAATGATCCGGAAAACCCTTACCACCACCACGAACTGACCATGACCCGCCACAAAGATGGTTTTATCCGGACATGCTGGCACCATGACAACATCTTGCGGGCGGGTGATGTCCACCAGCAGCAGGCAGACGAAATTCTGTTACACAACCAACGGGCGTTTGTGGCACGCAGCATCTTTACCGATCTGCGGCTGCCGGCTGGTCATCTTCTTAATCCTTCCGATTTGTTCACCTGGTCGGTGATGCGCCGCGTCAGTGATCATCTTCCTGCCTTTATCAGCTCATACATCCTGATGCAGAAACCGGAGGAAGAGATAACCGGCACCATGACAGAGCATTCCATTGTCCATCAATCGTGCTCACACAGCCGGATTGTTCAGGAAATCGTAGAGAAGATAAAGCCGGTCGTTGTTCTTAAAGTGGATCCTGAGCCGCCGCAAAGCTTTATGAAAATCCCGAAATATCAGCGCTGGGTGTGCCCGACGTATCTGCAATGGGTGAAAAAACAGCCGTGTTGTGTGTGCGGGCAGCAGGCAGACGACCCGCATCACATCATCGGTCATGGAGCTGGTGGTATGGGGACAAAGGCACACGACTACGAAGTTATCCCGCTGTGCCGTATTCACCATGACGAGTTACACCGCGATCCGACAGCATGGGAAGCAAAGTACGACAGCCAGAATGAGTTTATGGCGAAATGTTTACGCCGGGCATTCGGCCTCGGTGTTTTTGGTTAATGCGCTGTACGGAGCGCGGAGAGATAAACGATGATTGAGCACGATTTGCAGTACCTGCGGGATATGGCGACTATCGCAATGACTGACCACAGCAGCAGAACCAAAGGCCAGCTTGAAGCATTTGAGGGATTTGTATTGGGAAACACAACGCGCTACCCACGTAAAAAGCCCCGTGATATTACCGTGAACGGCAGAAAGGTAAGCCGGGAAACCGAGGCGGTATCCTGCTGGTCAACACACTATTCCGTGTTACCGATGCCACCTATTGACCGGGTGGACTATCAGAACTGTTCCTGGCGGCGGGCAATTATGGAATTGGATGAGGCAGAGCAGTCCTGGCTGCTGTATTGCTATGGTAAAGAATTGAAGTTCTCACACCAGACGGCTATCACCGCCTATGTATGGAGCGAAATGCAGGAACGGATTAAAGGCCGCCGGGTGTCAAAGAAAGTAAAAGAACGACTCAGGGCGCTGGTATGGCTGGCAGTGCAGGATTACACCATGAACAAAGACGGGTATTACTATCAGTCTGAGCTGGCCGAGCTGGTGGGGGTAGCTTCTGATAACTGGTGCAGAAACTACAAAACACACTGGCAGGAACTGTTGCTTATCTGTAAAACCCTGGACTGCGGGGCATTACGGAAAATGAGAAACAACAGGCTGGAAATACGGCGCAAAAATGTAGTTGGAACTTGCAAAAGTCAATAA